TGGACGGTGGGACCCCAGCCCGGATTCATCACCAGCGGCAAGGTGTCGATCCGGGTGCTGGTGGGGTTGTCGCCAACCACCACCGGCTTGCCGGTGCGAGCTTCCAGAGCCAGAGCACCGTTGATGTCGGTGATCACGTGGGTGATGCTGCGCTTCTTGGAGTTCCGGTACAGGAACTTCATCCAGGCAGTCTGGGTGAGGACACCTGCAGCCACGATGGTGGCGTCCAGGGCGTTGGCCTTCACCACCTTGGGGGCGGCAAGGGCAGCCTGACCCACGTCGGCGTCGCCGTTCAGCATGGCCAGCAGGTTCTGGTCAGCACGCTCGTTCTTCTCGATCGCAGCTTGGCGAGCGATGGACAGGGCGATGTAGTCCAGACCCATGACCTTGGTGGCCTGCTCGGACCATTCCACACCCAGCGAGTAGGTGGGGATGCGCAGGCTCTTCTCGGAGGTGGTCAGAGTCAGCATGGTCGGAGGCGGCGCCAGCTGGGCCACGCGCTGGGAGCGAGCGGCTTCAGGCTTGGAGTAGTTGGCCTCGGGCCAGATCACCCAGTCACCGGTAATGGTGTCGTCGACGGCCACCATCGCCTCGAAGGCGGCAGGGTTCATCTCCAGGTTGGCCAGGAGCTTGTCCTCGACCAGGGCCAGGATGGCGGGCATCAGCAGCACGCGGGCCTGGTTGCTGGGGTTGGAGTTGCCAGTGACCACGCCGGCCTGCATGGAGACAGGGTTGAAGATGGCGTCAAGCTTGGGGGCACGGATGCCGTGGGCCTTGTTGGGGTTGAAGACGATGCCTTCGCCAGCACACATCTGGGCAAACACCTCGCCGTAGCGGGAGTTGTCAGTGCCGTACTGACTGTTGACATGATCGCGCAGGGAAACACCCGCAGCGGAGGCCGCCGCAATGGTGGCCATGTCGATGGTGACGTCCTGCAGGGCGCCGGTAGCGTCGTAGAACTTTGCCATTTTCTTGCTCCTTACGCGCCGACGCGCTCGATGACGCCGGTGGTGCCCACGGCACCAGTACCAGCAGAACCCAGAGAAACAACCTTCCACGCGTACATGGAGGCCTTGATGTGGTCATTGACGTCGCCCACGGCGGCAGCCTCGGTGGTACCGGGCTGCAAGGTGGCCTTGCCGACCTTGGCCACATCGTTACCGAGAGTGGTGCCCTTGGCGACGACCGTACCGACCACGACGAAGTCGCCAATGGCGACCACGCCGACGCCGGGGGTAGCCTGCAGGCCGTCGAACATCACTTCCTTGGCGCCTTCCTTAACGATGGAGCCGATGGTGTAGTCGTCAGCGGTGGCACCCTCGACAGCCACAATGTGGCCTTCGATCAGGTCACCGGCAGCGGCCAGCTGATAGCGGGACTCACCGGCGAACTTGACGAACTTGCCCTGTTCGACATCGGTAAGGTGGTTGGCAGCACCGGTGCCGGCACCCAGTCGCACGGTCTGGGGGACCACGCTGGAGTCGATTACTTCCTTGATCATGAACTTGGCCATTTCTGGTCTCCTTACTTAGCGTGGGTGCCGAGGGCGGCATTGACACGGGCCATGTGACGGGGGTCAATGGCCTGTTTGGGGGCAACTTCGGCAGCCGCGTCGATGGCTGCTACGCCACCGGCTTTGAAGCTCGAAGTGAATTTGTCGGTCAGGCTGCGATGCTCAGCAAGGATCGAGGCAGGCGTGGAGCCTTCCAGATCAGCAGCAGTACCGCCCAGCGCAACACGCATGTTGCTGACGGACTTCTTGGCGATCGCCATCAGGCCGTCGTGAGAGGCTTGCATGGTCTCGACCTGCTCATGCAGTTTTGCCAGAGCGACATTGGACTGCATCAGCAGGGCGTTGGATTCCTTGAGCTGGCCCTGAAGCAAAGCCACCACGCCGGTATCGGCAGAAGCGGCAGGCGCTGCATCAGGTTCGGCGGGGGCAGCAGGCGCAGCAGCGGCTTCGGCAGCAGCGGCTTCGGCAGCAGCGGCTTCGGCAGCAGCGGCAGCCACATCAGCCTCCAGGGCGACGCCTTCGGCAGCTGCGGCAAGCACTTGTTCGGGGTTCAGGACACGCTTCATGGTGGCTCCTTGGGAGTTGTTACGGGGATTGTTCATAGAATTCGCTGATGTGTCAATAGATTTATTTAATAGGCTGTGCATCATCTCGTCGTAGGACAGGATGCCGTCCACCAAGCCCGCCGCCAAAGCCTGCTCGCCGAAGAACTCCTTGCCGTCGGCCATGTTGGCGTCGCAGTAGTCATAGGGCACGTTACGGGCACTGGCCACGTGTTCCACGAAAATCTTGTAGGCCGCGTCCAATTGGCTCTGAAGCTGAATTTTGGCAGAATCCGTCAAGGGTTCCACCGAGTTCACCAGGGCCTTGTATTGGCCGGACCTGAACACGGTCACACCCACGCCGTCATCTTTCAGCTGCTTGCTGTACTCCATGTGGGTGGCGATCACGCCGATGGAACCGATGCCAGAAGTCTTCGAGGCATACACGCTGCCGGCCGAACTCAGCAACCAGTAGCCTGCGCTGTAGGCCTGCTCGCCAAAGCCCGTGACGGGCTTGATCTTGTTCACCAGCTTGATCAAGTTGCCCGTGTCGTAGCAGCCAGAAACCGCACCGCCGTTGGACTCCACGTCAAGCAGGATGTCCGTGATCTCGGGATTCTCCGCCGCATAGATCAGTGCCTCGCGAATCGCGCCATAACTGGTCACACCGAACAGGCGGTTCCAGAACGTATCACGGTTGGTGATCGGCCCCTTGATGGAGATGATCCCGACAGAACCCTGCTGTTCGAACAGGTAAGGCACATCGGACTCTTCCTCATCAGCATGGCCCGGCGAGTACGCAAGGATCTTGTCGGTGATCGCCGCGTCCATCTTCGTCCAAGCGGAGTAGGACTCCTCGGTACCGGCCCACAAGCCGTCGTGTCTGATCTTGTTCATGTCTTCACCCCATCTCTTCAACAATCATCAGCAGTTCATCCACTGACAGATATTCAACCTTTGCCACCGGCGCCATCCCGCCACCCGACAGACTCATGGCGGCAACACTCGTGCCAACCTTGACCGTGCCAGGGCCGGTATGCCCTGCTGCTGCAACCACCGAGGCCGTGTTCTAATCCTTATGCGCTTCCACGTTGAGCGTGAAGTTGGGCATCACGATCTGGGGCTCCGGCTTCTCAGCCTCAGCCTCCAACTCCGGCGCCTCGTCCTCCGCCTTCGTCTTCTGCGGGTCCGCCTTCTTGTTCTGCCCGCGAGCCTGGGCCGGGGTGTCCGACTTCTGGTCCTGATTCAAGGCTGAACCGCCGTTGCTTGTCCCGTCCGCCGGCTCAGAAGCCTTGGCCGACTTGAACATGGTGCCACTGAGCTTGGTGTAGCCCGCCGGCGGCAACTTGCCCGTCAGGGCGATGCACGCCTCGTCATCCGAGATCAGACCCAGTGACAGCTGCTCCAAAATCCGCGACTGCCTGGTCGACTTGAACGCCTCCAGCTCCGACTCCGGCCTCAAGTCCACCGAGTCATAGGTGAACTCCGCGTAGACGTCCAGACCAAACAAGCGCAGGGCCAGCGTCAGCGCCCTGCTGTAGATCTCGTTGAGCTTGAGCTGGACCGCGCCTTCAACCGCCTTGGTGAACAGCATGGTCTCCGTGGAGGCGATGTTGGCGCTCTGCGTCCCGTGGCCCAGCACCGAAGGCATCGCCTTGGCCCCGGTCGCCATCTTGGAGTCGATCATGCCAGCCAGGACCTTGTACTCCTCGGACAACGAAGCATTGCCGTTGTTGACCAGCTCGATGCCCAAGGTGTCGAAGTACACCAAGGCATCCTCCGGCTCCAGGTTTGCCAGCCTTGACTCGATATCCGCCACAACCGAGGCCCGCGCCGCGGCCACGGCCTCTTCAGTCGCCTTGGCCGCCTGCGGCAACGCGGCGAGGAACTTCTCCTCGTCGATCTTCACGCCCAGGCGGGGATGGATGACGCGCTTCACGATGCGCCGAATGTCGTTCTGGAAGTCCTCGGAGCTGAGCACCGGCTTCAGCGCCGCCTCGAGTGGCGAGGATGCGTAGGCGTCAAGCAGGTTCTGGTCCAGTGCCACGTAGAAGAACGTGGGGATGTCCAGGTCCACCTCCGCACCCGAGATCTTCTGCACCGGCTTGAGTATCTTCCCGTCCGGCTTGAACTCAA